TTCCAGATCTAAAAAAGTATCTACCACTTCTATATCTTAACTGCATAGCCTCAGATGGGCTAGAAAGAGGCTTGCCGGGCGTGATCCCCTTATTGAATTTATCCATTATTATAAATGGCTTCATAGAGCCACCTAATGCACCATTATGCAATCCATTATTTAACGAGCCGCTTAGCTTTGCCAATAGACTGCTCATATAGTTTAATAATTTTCAGCAATAACAGTAACTGTAATCTGGCCATTAAGACCCAAATTATTCATATATCTTGCAACTAACTGGGCTCCTGATTCAACAGGATAATATCTTTTGCCAGCACTGTCTATTGGATATGCCGGAGATCCACTAGCAGAAAGAACATCTATTGGCGGTGTTGCTCCAGAGCCTGCCATTGGCGGAATACTAAGGGTTGTAAATGGATGTATTGCTGTTGGCTCATTTCTATTTGCGCCAGAAATAGCAAACTGCATCGGTATTGTCAATGCAGCAGGAGCGACGGCACCAGTTACTGTAGCGATAACGTTTATTGATTTAACCAAACTGTCATCATTACCAGCTGTAAAAATAGTTTTATAAATTCCACTTTCTCCAAAAGCAGTAAATGTCTGTCCAGCGTTTATTATTTCTTTAGTTAAAAAAAGTGATGTTTGTTTTGCCATATTATATAATCCTTACATTAAATATATCTTAAAATAACTAAATTTCTAATAGTTTCATTTTCTGCTTGTTGCGCTGCTTCTTGCTCTGGGGTTATTGTAACTAATCTACCACTATTAATATTCAATGTTTTTGTATTATTGCTGTAATATAATCTACCCTCTTGGTACGGAATATTCGTGTCAGAGTTCGGAATAAAATCAATTGTATTAAAATTTCCACTCGTATATTTGACTGTTATGGTTTGTGATGGGTAACCATCTTTGCTAATCTCTATTCCGCTTACGCCATCTATATTCACTGCACCATATGAATTATTTAAACTTGTAATTCCAGAATTTCCTGCCTCAATAAGTCCTGTCAAAAATCCAGAAAGATTATCTAAATATCCTGATATAATTTGAATACCAGTATTCAATGTAGAAGTTGCTTGTCCAGAAAAAATATCAAAAATATCTTTTGTTACTACATTTTTAACATAATTTGCTGAAGCAATTGCGCGACCCCCAAGAACAATATGTAAATTTGTAAGATTATTTAGCCCCCTATAGATATCTATTCCAACAATTTGTCTTGGTAAAATATATTTATCTTGACCTATTAAATTAAAAGACGCAAATGTGCCAGTCGGCATTGTAAAATTTGTTATTGTTGTTCGCGTATTAGATTTTGGATCACGATAATAAAATCTACCACTAAGCGGCTGCTGAATTGTTAATGGATCGCCATTTCCAATCGTACTAGATCCAGTTGATGCCGAATAAACACCCCATCTTGTAGCTATAAATTCATTTGGCAAATAATATTCCAGAACGGTTTCTCCAGTTATAGATCCATATTCCAAGAAAAAAGAAATGGCAGAATCTCCACTACTCATTATTACGCCATCGCTTACATTGGCTTCATTTATATCGTTATATCTCCCTCTTAAAGAAACTATTAAGTCTTCTGCCCCAGACAATCCAGAATATATATTCCATCCAATAATCGTATCACCGCTAATTGTAGTTTCTGGAATTACTCCAAAATTAAAAAACTCACCAGAATTTATCCAAAACGAAGTAACTGTTGTTTTGCTATTTGGATCGGTCAAACTTCTAGTATAAAAATCTCCAGTAAGTGGGCCAAATAATAGTTGACTTGGATTTGACGGATTTACATGCGTTGGTCCAAGACCACTTCTTCCTAAAGAAACGCTCCATCCAGTAACAATATATGATGATGCTGTATATTCCTCATATAATGACATTCCAGTATATGGAAAAGATGCAAAATAACTTGGGGGCTGTAGGCCTATTTCGTATGGCAATACAATAAATGGATTTGCTCCAGGCACAGCCAATGGCCTTCCATCAATAAGTAAAGTTTCTTTCCAATCATCAACTGTCACATGGCTGCCGCTCATAAAAATAGAGGCAACATTCAGATGTGAACTAGATGTTTTAATTCTATTTTTCATTATTCAATATATGGAGAAACGCTAAAATTTGTGAAATTTAAGTTTGCAGTGAAAATAACATCATGAACGCCATCCAGACCATCCCCAGGATCATTTCCAGAATATCCACTTGCCCATACATACAATCTTTCATCGTTTCCTCCGCTCAAAAAAATGTTATATTTATTTGTGCCACCAAAAAGATCTGATTCGTCTTTTATATCAATTTGTAAATTTGTTGCACGTTGAGCCATGAAATATTTTTTACCATATATTCCAAAATTTTTTGCATCAAAACTTGCATCAAAATCTGTAATATCATACCTAACGGCCATATAATTTATCTCGCCAAATAAAATTGTTCCCGTTTGAAGAAAAATTCCAGAATATGAAGTTTTTGGAACTTTCAAGGTTTTCATAATTTCCTTTCCAGATAAGAAAGCTTTCATATGCATATTTGTAGTAAATGTATTATCTACAGACCCACCAAAAGCAACAGCATATGGGTGTTTAAATGTTTGATTGTTAAAAATTCCATTTATTAATGAAGACCCTGTTACATTAACAAAATTACTTCCAGTATTATTTACAAAAGTCGAAAAACTATTTTGTAAATATCTAGAATCAACTGAATTAAAAGTATTTATGCCAGTATTTCCCTGCAACCTATTGCGATCTCCATCAATTAAACATGATGTATTTTGATTAATTATATTCTCGTTGCCAATATAATTAATATTTAAATTATTACCTGCAAAAAACTGATTAACGCCCCAGCCTCTACCCGTATATCCAACAAAAATACTGTTTAATCCAGTAACGGTGTTTAGATTAATATCTGAAGTTCCAATCAAAGAAACTGGATTTCCTTGAAGTCCATTTATTGAATTTACCCCAGAAAATGCTGCTTGACCTGCATCAATAAAAATTGATTGGCCTGTAACAGTAACTTGAGCGCCATTTCTGCCAATTAAAGATATGTTACCAGTGGCATTGTTTAATTTTCCTATACCAGAATTACGAATTGTTAATAAAGTTTTATTAGAATTATATACTGTTTCTATACTATTTGCCCCAGTAATAGAAATCCCACTAATGGCCAATGTGGATAAATTAATTGGCCAAACATCAACATTTCCATATCCAGAAATATTCTGAAAGCTAAATCCTCCTCCAGCACCGCCAGAAGATCCAATATAAATTGTGTTTCCGCTTACTCTCGTATAAATTCCGCTTACTCCAGTGACAGAAACATTTCCAGCCAATCCGCCCAAAGATTGAACAAAATTTCCATTTTCGCCATTTAGTGCGAAAAATAACGTATTTCCAATAGGAACAGATTTTAATCCAGAAACTCCACTTAAATTGCTATAATTTGGATATAAAGGATCTCCGTATGTTTTAACTAAGCCAGAAATATCTGGGTGAAGTTGTGAAGCGCGAATTAATGTTCTCATTTTTTAGCGTGATAAAGAATTGCAGCTTCGTCTTGTCCAATTTCGTGATGTGCAGCAATATCAAAAATTTCTTTTGAAATATTATTTTTTGTCACATCTTGAACTGGATTTTCAATATATTGATTGGCTTTATTTTTCCATTCAGATTTTTCTTCTGAAGAAATAATTATATTAGCTATATCAGAAGATATTTTTTTCTGTGATTGGTTTAATTTTTTAATTTTATATTTCTTCTTTAGCGTTTCAGAAATTAATTTTTCTAATTCATCTTTTTCTTTTAATACAGAGGCGATAAGAGTAGTACTAAATTTGTAAGACGCAACAGATCTCTGACCAGCTGGAGTAATTTTTTGCGTTGTTTGTTTTGTCGATATACCCGATGGCCTTCCAGATTGTTCTACGCCCTGCTTTGGATTTAATAATGGTGCATAAAATCCTTGCTCTTTTTCTGAAATCATTTCCTTTTGAGACTCTTCAAGCTCGTAAGGCTCTGGCAATACATTAGTATTAATTGCAGATATTGCATCTTTTGGGGAAATTGCTCCAAGCTCAAGAAGTCTAGTATATACCCTAGAAAGCACAGCCGAATCATTTCTAAAATTATGTGTTTTCCATTTTGGAACAGGAACAGACTTAAAATTCATAGTTTTTGCTATATCACGAATTTGTGGCTCTAAAAATTTATTCATGAATTCGTGTCTTGCAAATTCAAGTCTTTTAAAGAAAGCATCCATTTTGGCGCTAGCATTTGCATATTTATCATCGCCAAAAATAATATTATTTAAGCCAAGTCGAATATCTCTATCTACAATTTCGTATTTTTTTGGATCAAGAATATCGCCAATTTGTGGAATTACGAATTGTGCTTTTGTTGTATAATCCGCTATTAAAACTCTTCCAACGCTACCATTTTCAAAAATTTTACGAAGCACTTCCTGGCTTTTTTGGCTTGGTGGCCCAAGCTGTTCATCGCCTTGAGTAATTAATAATACAGCTTGTTGAATTGTTCTAGAAATAGCCATATCAACCTTTTTAAGCTCAAGCTTCCAGTTTATATCCTCTAATACAGGGAATCCCATCGGAACAGCCAATGGCTCATAATCCTGCTTTTTATAAAAAATACTAACAAGACGCTCAGAGTCCAAAGAAATTTCCAAAGACTGATTTCCATTTTTTATATTTCTAAGCTCTGGTATTGTAGATGCTATTTTCTTATCTTCTTCATTGCTTGGTCTTAATAGGGCACCAATCTCAAAAGAATTTAGTCTTTTTCTATATATTGGCGCAGTAAAGCTAGAAGAAGCTAATACTTGTATATCATATGGATTTAATATAATATATTTAAGTGGCACCTTCAATGCAGCTTCCGCAATATTCATTTGTTGAAGTTTTCGCAAACTTTCTCTTGGAAATTCTCCAAATAGTTTATATACAAAAACATTTCCACTACGAAAATATTCTCGAAAAAACATATCGGTTAACTGCCACAAATTAATTTTTTCAGCCCAAATATTAAAAAAGTTTCTTGACTCTTTGTTTCCGCCAGAAAATGTAATTTCTGAGATTGCAAATTCTGTCATTAAGTCAATTGTGTTTCTAAAAATTGGCACATTCCAATATGCCTTTTGACACAATAAAATAGTATCTTGCAATGAGATATTTGTAGCATATCTACTGCTATTTTTTTCATATAAAAATGGAGCAACGCCAGCTTCAAGATTAGCAAATCTTTGAATTCTGGTTATGCTACCAGCAGAATTTGACCTTGAGCCTCTCTCTGGAGTCGTATCGCAAGAGCCAATTAGCTTATCATAATCATCCAAGCTAGCTGTTAATGGCTCCGAAATCTCCCTTTTGCTCTTTTTAGACCTTGTACCTTTTTTAGATATCATATGCAGTTATTTATTACAGTAATGTATTCTGAAATTCATTTTATTTAAAAATTAAATTAAATTAGAGTTGGTATAAACTGTTCTCTTTTAATTTGAACATGGGTTTTGATTAATTCAAAATAACACTTTACGCCCCAGTTTCCTAATAATAGGGTGCTATAGTTATCTTTTCTAGGTTTATTATTTGCCGTTGAAGTTCTGGCCGATCTTGGAAGGTCAAAGCTTTGATGACCTCTGGAGGTTGATGTTACCTCAATATTTGCACACTGTTCTTTTGTTGAAATAATAATATCATCCTGAAGTTCAATAAATTCTCTTATTGATAATTTTCTATTATCTTCTTTAGAGTCGCCCTCTATAACGCCAGATCCATGAGGAAATACTAATTTTAATGGAATTCTTAAATTAAACATATAAGACATATATTCTGGATGATTGCTCGCGCGAGAAGCAAACCATATTTTTTTATGATCAATGCATGACTGCAAATAAGAATTAGATCTCATAATCCAATCCGTGCTTGGCGTTTGTCTAATGCACATGCATCCCATGTCTGGACTATATTGTTTTTTTGCTTTAATAAGCATATCCACTTGATCCTGACCATCTTTAGTAGAATCCCATTCTGTTATATATGTTATTTTCTTATTTGCACCTTTAAACAATTCGCTTTCATTGCATGCATCAATTATTGTATCTATGTTTGAAGAGTCTGCTATAATTAAAACCGTATTAAAATGCGTTAATACATAATAGATATATTTTATGTGGTCCTGTAAATCTGCGCCAATTCTTTGATAGCCATGTACCAAAACCCCTTCTTCTTTTTCTTCATCAATCTCTATAACCGACATTGCAAAAAAGTCTGATGATGCACTTTTTGAATAATTTGGGTCAATTGATAATATATATTTTTTTAAAGGATCACCAGTAACTTTAGAATGTGGATATTCACCATCTGGAATGGTACATTCATTCATTTTACGCATGGAAAAATATCCATCGCCACCATCACGAAATTGTGCGCCATATTCGCGTTGAAATGAATCTTCTGATATACTTGCTCTTTGTGACTGAATAAACTCTCGGTTTAATATGGTTGCTGGTATAGCTTCCCATCCCATTTGTGATATAAAATAAGTTGGCCTTTCCTCTTCCTTATTATTCATCGTCAAAATATCTGGACGTTCTACAAAATCATTCCAGTCAGAGTACATTTTATATAAATGCTGAAATTGATAAGATGCAGATGACAAGCAAATCATTTGCGCGGCATTTTCAAAAATCATTTTATTATTAGGATGTAATGTGCCAGCTTTAATTAGCTCGTCCTCTAATTTTCTAACTTTAATTCTAAACGCAGCATCTCTTGGTGAAGACAGGAATGGTGCTAATACATCATTAATCATCTGTGGAGATAATAGCAAAACCTCATCAAGGATAAGAACGTCACAGCGCATACCTCGCGTATCTTCAGAAAGTGGAATGGCGCATATATATCCACCATTAACGTCCCATTGAAATTTATCGTTTCTTAAATATGGTTTTTTGTCAAAGCATGATCTTGCAAGCTGAGCTTCTTCTGTGTTTAATAGCCTTACAATTTCTTCAAAAATTCTACGGCTTGTTCTAAAATTCGCTGAAGCAATAACAATTCTAGTACCAGGCTCAAATATGCATTTTAATATACAATACCAACCAGCTAAAGTAGATTTCCCACCACCACGACTAAAAATAAGCATGCAATTATTCTTTTCAAACATTGCATTTATATGCATAACCTGCATAGGCTCCATATTAATACCAAGAATTAATTGTGATGTAAATCCAATATTATGGCGCAAAAATTTTGCTAAAGTTATTTTAGCCGTTCTATCATCAAGCTCTCCATGAAGATTTAGCAGTTCTTTATTTACATCTGCTATATCTTTTACTGGTTGATTTCCTGCCCAA